TCAAACACTTCCAAGCAACTGCGAAGGAGTATGAGAAACGATACGGACGTGTACACATGACCTATGATAAACTAGGTGGTTATGTATGGTTTGCACCACGTAATATAAATTTAGTCGGAAGACTTACAAAATTCGCACAAGCAATGCCTGAGTATTGCAAACGTGAAGACCCAGTAGAAGCATACCGTTTCTACTATATAAACGAGAAGGTAGAATTCGCAAAGTGGAAGAACGTTGAAACTCCACTATGGTTTTCGGAAGGAGTAGCCTAATGACTATGCCCGATGAACGGTATTATGCCCTTAAGAGAACTGCAACCTTTCTAAAAGAATTGCAGAACCCTAGAGGTATATACAAAAGAGATAACATGACTGAGATACGTAAGATGGCATCAAGTTGCCTTCGACACTACCCTTGGGATATGTATCTAGATGACCTTGCGGAACTCGCCCCTCACATATTGGAAAACCCTAATGGAGAATGAAATGACTTATGAAGAAATTATTAACACCCTACGCCTAGGTATCGTGAACCTATCGTTTACAAAAGTAAAAGATGGTGCAGTACGTGAGATGCGAGCTACTCTGGTAGAAGATTATATACCAGTCGAAAAGATGCCTAAGACTGATTCTAATGCAAACACTGAGAAGAACCAAGTTGCGGTTCGTGTATTTGACTTAGATGTAGCAGATTGGCGTTCATTCCGTGTTGATTCGCTCTTGACATTTGCTGCAGTTTAATATATACTATATAATATATGGCCAAGAAACTAACAGCATCAGAGAAAGCAAGTAAAACCAGAGAAGCGAAGAAACTCGCTGGTCTGAAAGAACTTGGTTTCGAACGTAAAAAAGTTAAGACTAAACGCAAACCTATGTCTGAGGAACAGAAGAAGGCAGCGATTGAACGTCTTGCTAAGGCACGTGAAGCTAGAGGGGCGGATGGCAGTAAGTCCGTACATGAAGACATACGAGATTTGCCCGAAGACCATTTCTTACACTGGAAGAAAGTTAAAGAGTGGTTGAAGGCCAATCAACTTCAACTTAAGTCGATGAGTAGTTATAAGAACTCCAAAGTTTCTAAGGAACGTGCGGACTATATTGACCTCAATACATATATAACTAACATGAAGAAGTATCTGAGTGGTGGTATATGGTGTGACTTTCGTTATGGTGAACAACGTGAAGGACGAATACATAAAGTGTGTATTGCAATGGCATACTATAGTGACGGGACGGCAAAACGCCAATACGACACTTGGTATCCAGATATCGCACAAGTATGGACTCGTGAACTGGAAGAAGAATTCGCAAACGATAAAGAGTATGCGGATATGTACAAAAGGGAAATTCACGTTCCTATAAATAAGGACAACGAAGAGGTTGATGATGAAACTTGATATGATAGTAGGTGGGGTAGATTCTTCTAACGAGGAATCAAACTTCATGAATAAAAAGAAATTCACCAAGATGGTGGAGGACTGTGTAAGAACAAAGTCCATGAGTTATATGGATGCAACTGTTTATCTCTGTGATGAGAATAAACTAGAGATTGAGGATGTCAAGAAATATATTTCGACATCTGTCAAAGAGAAGATTGAGTTAGAAGCAATGAAACTTAATTTTCTCGAAAAGAGTGCTAACCTTACTCTTTAAATAAAGGTTGACAAACCCTTTTGATTATGATATAATGAATACTCAAAATACAACTAATACGCAAATATACGGAGAATACAAAATATGTCTTTTGCAAATTTAAAAACCAATCGTACTGACGTTTCAAAACTGGCGAATGCCGCAGCTGAGATGTCTGGTACAAAACAATCAACCAACAAATACGAAGATTTACGTTTCTGGAAACCCACTGTCGATGAGAGTGGTAACGGTTACGCAGTCGTTCGTTTTCTTCCTGCTGGGGAAGGTCAAGAACTACCTTGGGTACGTTACTTCGACCATTTCTTTAAAGGCCCTTCTGGTCAATGGTATGTTGAGAAGTCTCTGACTACTCTTAACGGACAAAATGACCCAGTGAGTGAATATAATTCACGCCTTTGGAACAGTGGTATCGATGAAGACAAAGAGACTGCACGTAGACAGAAACGCAGACTTCACTATGTTGCGAACATCATGGTCATGAATGACCCAGCTAATCCTGCTAACGAAGGTAAAGTATTCCTTTACGACTTCGGTAAGAAAATCTTTGATAAGATTATGGATAAGATGCAACCTGAATTTCCAGGCGAGACTCCAATCAATCCATTTGATTTTTGGTCTGGTGCTGATTTCCAGTTGAAGATTCGTAACGTTGCGGGTTATCGTAACTATGATAAGTCAGAGTTTAAAGCAGAAGCTCCATTACTGGAAGCGGATGAGACTAAACTTGAATCGACTTACAATCAGTTACATGACGTGACAGAATTCACTGCACCGTCTTCATACAAGTCTTATGACGAGTTGAAAGGACGTTTGGAAGTTGTCTTAGGACAATCGACTGGTGCGGGTAGTACTGTGAAGAATGACTCATTAACACAGACTGCGGAGAGTGCTCCTATGAGGACTGCGGAACCTACAGTGGTTTCGAACTCTGCACCTGAACCTAGTATCACTGCTGCCGCTGGTGATGATGATACTTTGAGTTACTTTGCAAAGTTAGCTGCTGAAGACTAATCCTTGCCTTAGGATAAACCGTTAAAGGTTATAGGGGACTCTTCGGAGTCCCTTTTTTTATGCTGCAACCCTGTCTAGGTCATCCGTAGCAGGAGATGCGTCAACCACTGCCACAGCACTACTTGAACTAGTGTTGTTAGTTGTGTTTCCTCCCGCATTGATAGCAATTTGACTACCACTACTAGCGGATTCTGCAGCTACAGCTTCTTTTCTACTAACATCAAGACTATCCGAAGATTGTTCTTTACTTGTTGGTTTTTGTAAATCAGCAGCCTCTTTTTCTTCTCGATTCTTACGGGTTTCTTTTTTACCCTCAATCTTCTCTGCGGTATTGGTTTTAAACGTACCGAAACTCATTACGGCAGAAAATGCATCACCGAACGCTTCCATCGGAGACTTCCCGCCAGGCAACAATGCACCAAGAGCAGCAGCACCACCTGCCACGACCGCAAGAGGGAATTTCATAATACTAGTAACTATGTTAAACAACTTCTTACCTAACTCACCGATTGCACCAGCAAAAGACATATTTGCAAAGTCATCCTTGATACCATCCATGAAACCCGTAAGAGTATCTGTAACAGCACCAAACAAATTACCAATCATATCTGAAAATGAGAATGCGTCAAGTGTTTCCGAAAAGTTTTCAAATCCCATCTTACCAGCAATCCAACTAACAGCACTCTTGATTAGGTCAAGGGGCATTCCAATGAGTCCTATCAAGACACCACTAATCGCACCAAGGACACCACCGATGATACCATCGTTAGCGAACCCTTCTTTGAATCCGTTGAAGGCATCAACCATTGTCATTATGATAGTGATGGGGAAGAAGATTACACGACCAAGAGTTCTGAATATGGTGAAGAATTTTCCGAAGATACTACCAAAGGATTTGAAGAATCCACCAATCTTACTTATTATCCCTGCGGATTTCTTACCCTGACCACCAATCATTTTACCGAGTTTTGATATATCTTCACCCCATGCCATGAATGGTTTGAAGAGTTTATTTCCAACAGTAGTTAAGGATGTCATTAAGGATTTCAGTCCTCGACCAAACCCACGGGTGAACAGTTTGAAATTAACTTTCAATCGTTTACCGAAGGTGCTTCCGAACTTTTTAAATGATTCCGAGAAGTTACTCAATGCTTTGGTTAAGTTATTTGGTAACCTGTATAGTCCCTTAACTAACTTATTTGTTCGAGTTGTTGGTTTACCATCAACACCTAAACCGACACCACGGAAGAATCCCTGAAGAATCTTTCCCTGTACTCCGCCCAATGCCTTTGTTAAAAGTTTAAGAGTTGCCTTACCATACCCTAAGAAGAATTTACCAATACCTCTAGTGATAAATGCCAGTCCCTTTAAGACAGGGCCCATTACCATTCGAAGAACATCAGTAAACCCCTGTACAACACCTGCGACAAGACCAGCAATTGCACCAGTGATACCAGCAATCAGACCGAGGAAACCAAATCCCTTGGCATCTCCCATGAGTTTACTCAAATCAGGAAGAGGGGAAGCACTGGGTGCATCCTTCTTTTCTCGTTCTGCTTCTAGTCTATCACCAGACTGATTCTTTAGGTCTTTGAAGTACTTACCAAACATAGTAGACAACGCACTGACTTCGGACGCAACCTCTTGGGTTACACCACGTGACTCTGCGTTCTCTTGTTTGGTCACCTCAATGAGATGTTGTATAGTTTTCTCGGCCATTCTTTACTTCCTTTGTCGTTCTTCTTGTTCGTGACGTTCCTTTTCTTCCTTTAAGTGCTCTACTAGTAAAGCAACATACACATCCCTCTCAAACGGCATCATATTCTCAAGTTCTGATAAAGAGTAATTATGATGTTGCATCATGCCAAAATTAGTCTTATAATGGTTTATAAGATTATCGTGTGAGAGGCATATTAAAAAAAATCTTGAATACCTTTTAGTGTTTTACTCTGTTCTGTACCACATGACTCACACGTAAAGTCTACATCATGTTTCATCGATGGTGCGAGTTGCATAAACCCACCAATCTTTTCAAACTGTGCGTTAGTCATTGAGTCAATGAACTCTTGTATCTCCTTTTGACTGACATCATTCGCATCAATCCTTTCCTCTTCGGTCATAATCGTCTTAATACACTTACCAATCATTTTGAAACCAAACTCGGTCTCCGATATCTTCTCATCAAAGTTCTGAAGGAAATCGTCAAACGATGGCCACTTCAGTTCCAATGATACACTTGGCGTCAATTCAATAATAGGATTTACTTCAGGAACTTCAACCACAATCGACTGTAGGTTAACTTTACATTCTGTAGTTTTGTCACAATCTTCGGATTCACACTTGATATTAATATCAGCTGTTTCACCTACCGAACGTGAACGAATCTGTGTAAACATATACTCAACGTCAAATACGGTGAGTTCTTGTGTTTTAATATTTTCACAACAAGTTACAACAACATCAATCATTGCTCTCATTGCTTGTTTCTGGTCTTCTGTCTCAAATGCAAGTAGAAGTATCTTTTCTTCTTTTACCAGATAGGGTCTATATAAAATCTTCGCCCCTGTCGATGGTTGAATCATCTCGTGTGAGGGGGTTGTATTTAACTTGGGTAATGCCATTATATTTTCTCTCTAATAATAATATGTTATAAAAATTTTCTAATCAACTCACCAGCTAGACCTTGTATAAAGTCGCTGCCTTTGTTGTCACCGTCTTTGGACTTCCAATTCTTGTACGATAGTTGTACCGTAACCTCAAGTAACTGTCCGTCATCACTCAACTCAATTGCACTCAATGATGTTGGGTATGCTTTATCTAGGACTAAAGTATAAGTGATATCATCACCGAATACCAAATTTAAATCTAACTCGCCTTGTGCAAGGTCGATTGGCCCTAGTCTTGGTAATCTTCCACGTATAGAGGAAGGTATCTTTCCAGAATCAAATAACTTTTTCTTTTTGA